TTAGGTGTGAGTAATCTTCATGCTGATGAAATGGTGCATAAATTTAAAAACCCATCATTTAGTGGTATAGGTACGTCTGCACATTACCTTACTATAGAGAATCAAGAGTTCACTAGAAAAATGACTATAAAAGAAGAACTCAAAGCCTTGCAAGAACAAATAGAAAGAGATAAAGAGAACACTACACTTGCTAGATTTATTAGAAACTTAGAATCTAGAATATATGCACAGTTATCCAGACAGTTAGTAGAAAACTTGTTTGGAGAAAATCCTAGTACAAGTGGAATACTAACATTAGAGGGTAATACTATAGAATATAGTATAGAAGATGGAATAATAACATTAACTATAACAGCAAGCGATGGAACACAAACAGTTATTCAGTTGCCTATTGGTGATTTTTCTTTCTAGTGGATGTGCAGTATTAAGTGAGAATAACGATTTAGTTCTAACAAAAAAAATACAGCCCTCAACTATATTAGAAATACAATCAGATGAGCTATTTGAAATGCCTGGTGCTAAACAGCAGCCAGTTGTAGCAGTATATCCTAACAGTTTTAAAGATTTAACAGGCCAAAGAAGAAGTAATAGTTCTTTTGCCCTATTTAGTACAGCCATAACACAAGCTCCAGAAGCAATACTAATAAGAGCTTTGAAGCATACAGCAGATGGCAAGTTCTTCAAAGTAGTAGAACGTGTGGGACTCGATGACCTCACAAAAGAAAGACAATTAATTAGGTCAACTCGCAAAGAGTTTGAACAAGATGCAAAATTACAGCCTTTGCTTTTTGCAGGGCTTATGTTCCAGGGAGGGGTAATCTCGTATGAGGCTAACCTAAAATCTGGAGGATTGGGAGCTAGATACCTAGGTATAGGTAATAGCAAACAATATCGAGAAGATACTGTAATCATTTCACTACGATTGGTTTCCGTATCTACAGGTGAGGTGTTGATGGAAACATCCGTTTCTAAAAGCATTTTATCTACAAGTGTTTCTCAGGACGTATTTCGTTTTATTGAAGCTGGCACAGAGCTAGTAGAGATAGAGGGAGGAGTTGCTGAAAACGAATCTATCGCTATTGCTTTAACAAAGGCAGTAGAGACAGGGGTACTAAATATAATAAAAATAGGAATAGAGAGAGGCTATTGGGAATATGAAGAATCTAATTAGTATATTCGTTATGTTATCGTTGAGTGTAATGGCAGATGATAATGAGATATATATTGACCAATCAGGAGCTACTGCCAATATTGATTTAGAACAGCTAGGAGATGATGGAAACATTATCGGAGGACTAGAGTCATCAGCAGGAAATTTAACACCGTTAGATTTAGATGGAGATAGTCTTACATTAGACATAAATCAAATAGGTGGCTCTAATACTTTTCTAGGAGATATTTGGGCTGACAATTTTACAGGCTATTTTAATTTTGATGGAAGCAGTAATGATTTCACAATTCAAGTAGACCCAAGCAACACTTATGGTGCAGACGGCTCAGATGTCAACATTGACGTTTCAGGAAGTAATAATGATTTTACATTAGACTTAGCTACAACAGCTATGGCTAGTAACACAGACCTTGACTGGATTGTAAATGGAGATGGAAACGTATTTGATTTTGACATTAATTACGATGGAGCTACAAACTATGTAGATGTTGATGGTGATTCAAACACAGTAAACTTTGAGGGGAGTGGCTATGCTGGTGGGTATTTTTACCTAGACCAAACAGGCGATTCGAGGACTTTTGACATCCAACAATTAAGCACATTAAATAATGATTGGCTCAAGATTATATCCAATGGTTCTAATGGTAGCGTGTGTATTATCCAAGACGATAATGGCACAGCCGTTGGATGCTAGCATTGGTAACATAACAGAACTTAATGGTGCAGGCAGGGTTGTAAGGGATAAACCTTATAATGCTGCCTTAGCCTTTAACATAGAAAGTTTTGACAACGTTCAAACTTCAGAAGGTCGGATAGGAATTACATTTCTAGACGATAGTCAGGTTAGATTGACAGAGCATTCTGAACTTATCATAGATGAGTTTATCTACGACCCTGACCCATCTAAATCTAAGATGGCTTTACAGTTTGCAAGTGGTACTGCAAGATTTATTACAGGCAAACTTGCAACAATAAACAAAGAAAATATTTTTATAGAGACCCCAAGTGCGACCATTGGTATTCGTGGTACAGACTTTACGATTACCATAGATGAACTTGGTAGGTCTCTTGTTATTTTATTGCCTGACGAAAATGGTTTACCTAGTGGAGAGATAGTAGTTGCTACAGCTATGGGTGAGGTTGTTCTAAATCAGCCCTATCAAGCTACATCAGTATCTACATTTGAGAGTGAGCCTGCAAAGCCTGTAGTGTTGGACATAACTACAGAGCTAATAGATAACATGTTAATAGTTAGTCCACCAAAAGAGGAGTATAGTCTTGCTGAGGAAAGTGTGTCAGATAGTAATAGTAATATACTTGATGTTGATTATCTTGAGTTTGAGGACTTGGATGTAGATTTACTAAAAGATGACAGTTTAGAATTTACAGAGCTAGATATAAATTACCTGGATGTAAATTTTTTAGAAGACTTACTAGATATAATAGAAGAAGTAAACGAACTAGATGAGACAGAAAGTATATTAAGAACAGATGTAAATTTAAAAGGTACACAGGTTGGTTTTGACCCTAATACACAAATAAATACTTTTATTACAGACCAGCAAATATCTTTCTTTAGAAGTGTAGAACAAACAGTAAGAATAGATTTAGATAAAGCAGGAGCTTACACCGTTATACTAATACAGGATGGTAAGAGTACACAGCTAATAGTAAATGGTGGTGGTGATTCTGTTATAAAAATTACACAGAGTAACTAATGAGATGGGCTAGTTTATTATTAGGATTATTGGCTTTGCCTTTGTTGTTTAATGTAGCTCCGTTAGAAACATTAAGACTTAAAACATTTGATAGGCTGGTAGATACACCTGACCCTACAGGGTATTTTACAATACTTAATATAACCGAAGAGTTTATTGATAGTCAAGGTGGTTATCCATTACCTAGACAAACACTAGCAGATATACATATAAAGCTCTTACAAGAAGGAGCAATAGGTGTAGGATGGACTATGTTATTTCCCCATCCTGATAGACTAGGAGGAGATGAAAAGTTTGCTGAAGTCTTGTCATTTTCTCCTAGTATACTTGCAATGCCTGAAGTACCTAATGGCATATATCCTAAAACACATGGTACAGTCATCCGAGGGCCAGAGGTAAATCTACCAAAAGCCCAAGGATTTTTACAAAACATAGATACACTTAAAAATAATTCTAGTCAGGGAGCTGTCTCTGCTCCTGTGGATGTAGATAATCTTGTCAGACAAATACCTTTAATACAACAAACACCTAATGGATGGGTTGCATCTTTTGGAACTGAGGTGTTAAAAGTATTAGGTGGTGGTAATACCTATCAGATTATTACCAATGAAAATGGTATAGAGATGATAAGAGTAAGAGGACTAGAACCTATACCTACTGACAGTTATGGACGTAAGTGGATTAGTTGGGTAGATACACCACAGACTACACTAGATAATTTAGATGTAGCAGGTAAGTTTGTCTTCGTAGGTTTTACAGCCAAAGGTATAACCAGTCAACTAGCAACTCCTGTTGGATTACTTGAGCCTCACAAAATCCAGGCAGCTCTTGCCGAGTCAATATTATTAGATACACCACAGATACCAGACTACAGATTATTTGTAGAGCTACTACTATTATGTGTCTCTGGTCTTCTCATAGCTCTTGTAATCCGTTCTTTTGGTATGACCCTATCAGTTGTATTAGCTGGTGGTTTGTTTGCTTCAGTAGGTTATCTTGGATATTACTTTGTATCTCTTGGATATTTGATTGACGTTACATGGAGTATGACATGTATGACACTTATATCTTTACAACAATTTTATTTAAGGTTTAGACAACAATATAGATTACGACAACAAATAAAGAAACAGTTTGAACATTATCTTGACCCTAGGCAAGTGGCTAGGCTACAAAAAAATCCAGGGCTTTTAAAACTAGGTGGTGAAAGAAAAAGATGTACTATTATGTTTACAGATGTCAGAGGCTTTACAAGTTTATCAGAAAAGTTAGAGCCTGAAGAGGTTATAAAAATTATGAACAAAGCTTTGACTGTCCAGGCTGATGCCGTTCAAAGAAATGGAGGGATGGTAGATAAGTATATAGGTGATGCAATGATGGCTGTATGGAATGCTCCACTAGATGTAGACAATCAAGAACAGCTTGCTATTGAAACAGCTCTTCAAATACAACACGACATGCAAGAAGCAGAGTTAGAAGTTGAAATTGGTATAGGAATAAATACAGGCATAGTTTGTGTAGGGAATATGGGGTCAGCTTCCAGGTTTGAATATAGTTGTTTAGGTGATGCTGTAAATTTAGCTGCTCGTTTGGAGTCTTCATGTAAGTCTGTTGGTAAAAATTTAGTCATAGGTGAGGAGACAATTAAGAATTATCAGGGTCAATATACAGAATTAGACCCTATTTTTGTAAAAGGTAAGGAAAAAGAGGTAAAAATCTACACAATATAGTGTAAATGCTCTCTCGCTTACGGAGAGGCTCTCTAACGAATTTTATGTCTTTTGATACCTAGAGCATTACTTACATGCTTTCCGTTCAATACAGAGCATTCTGTGAGGTCGATTTTCTCACAAAGCCTGAATTTCACGTTGCAAGTACACATGTAATGGTTCAAGCTTCGCTTTTGCTCTTTGAAGTAAAACTCTGATGATTTGTCTATCCATTTCTGAAAATACTACATCAACTTTATCGACTGGAAACTCAGATATTTCTGAGACTATCTTTCCCTCTGGTGTTAATAGCACCGAAAAACTTATTAAGTTACCATCACTCTTTTGTTTTTTCCTCTTCATTTCTATTCCTTAATTCTGTAGTGCTAAATTTATGTCCCCTCTTGTTATAATATATTTCTATTCCTCTTTCTTTACATAGGCCTTTACCTGTGAATATTGCATTTCTATATTCTTCTCCTATGATTCTTACATCAATAGGGAAAGTATATAAAATATCTTCCAACTCATGCTCTCTATGATAAACCACAATATCGTCCACCCATCTGATACCTTTTAATTGTATCTGCCTTTCTACAATACTTTGTAAAGGTTTGTTTTTTTCTGGTCTATCTGTTGAGGGGTCAGTCTGTAATGCTACTATTAGATAGTCACATACCGTCTTAGCCTCCTCTAACATAGTGACATGACCTGCATGTAATAAATCAAATGCACCACAGGTAATGCCTACTCTAGATTTAAGTCCTAGAAAACTTCTCATTATTCTGACAAGTCTGCAAAGGTAATATTTTTATGACTACCTCTCAGTCCTGCTTTCATATATGTAGTAGCTCTACCTTCAAAGAAGTTCTGGTGTTCTACTCCCATAACTTCATCCAGCCAAGGTAAAGGGTTCTCGTTTTGTTTATAGTTTGGTTTTAAACCAAGTTGTAATAATCTTCTGTCAGCTATGTATCTGTTGTATTTATACATATCGTCTTTAGTTAAGCCTTGAATATCTCCCATATCAAATACTAAATCTAGAAACTTGTCTTCTAGTTTTACCATTTCTCTACATATCTGATATATTTCTTTTTTAAAATCATCTGTCCATATATTTAAGTTTTCTTGTATGAACTCTCTGAATAATTTAGTCATAGCTTCTACATGCAATGACTCATCACGTATAGAATATGTAACTATCTGACCCATGCCTTTCATCTTACCGAACCTTGGAAAGTTTAATAAGATTGCAAAGCTACTAAATAATTGTAGGCCTTCTGTAAAAGCAGAGTAAACTGCTAGGGTTTTAGCTATTGTTTTTTTATCAGACTTCAATGGTTTAAAGTTACCAACATAATCATGCTTGTCAGACATTTCTTCATACTCAGCAAAAGCTTTGTATTCTATCTCAGGCATCCCTACTGTATCTAATAAAAGACTGTATGCATCCTGGTGTATAGACTCCATGTTTGCAAACGAAGACATCATCATTCTTGCTTCAGGCTTTTTAAATATAGGCATATACTTATCTACATACCCTGCACCTACATCTACATCTGACTGTGTAAACAATCTAAATATTTGAGTAAGTAAATACTTCTCATTTTTTGTAACATCCTGCCAATCTTTTACATCATTGTGTAAAGGAACTGACTCAGGCATCCAATGCATTTGATTCTGTAGTTTGTAATAATCATACATCCACGGATATTCAAACGGTTTGTAATAATCTCTATCAGTCAATAGTGCCATCTTCTTCTACCTCCCCTACAAGTTTTTTAAGCCCACATATTTTTTCGTCTGCTTCATTATATTTTTTTATCAGCCCATCTAATGTTTCAATTAAATTAGGATGGTCTGCTACTCCTACTGGATTTTCAAAGTAAAGCATTATCTCTACTTTAGCTTCTTGTTTCTGTGCTTCGTATTTACAAAACAAAGACTGTACTACTTGTTGTTGTAACTTCATTTGTTCTCCTTATATCTTTTATCTGGTGTCCCATCTTTTTTGAGACGTACCGTTTTTGGTTTTCTTTTTTCTCCTAGACCCATTATTTTAATTATTTTATGTAATCTAGTAGACTTCATTAGTTTGTGAAAGTATTTAACGAATTGCATATATGTCCTCCCTTTCTGTCCATGTTAAATAACCCTGGCTTTGTAATATATCTACAGCTTTGATGTCATCAATATGTTTGTGTTCTATCTTTATAAATGTAGGTTTAACATCCCAGGTGTAATCTTCTATAATATTCATCTCATGTCCTTCGACATCTATCTTCAGAAAATCTATAGTTCTTACTTCATTCTCATAAATAATTGTATCTAATCTTTTACAAGGAACTTCTATAACTTTATCTAGAAATTCTTGTTTACTCCAAGTCTCATACTCAAATATCCTACCACCTTTATGGTTGTCTGCTACGATAGATGACATTCCTCTGACAGCTCTATCTGTATGGTCTTGTTTAGATACACCAAACTCTATCATGCCGTCATAGTCAGAGACAGCATACGGTAGAGTTATTACATTATCATATTCTTCCATAACCCTATTCATATTTTTAAATGCCTGTGGGTTAGGCTCTATCATAATTCCTTGCCAGCCATTATCAGCTAACTTCTGACAAGTATCAAAATCACACGTTCCTATTTCTATAAATGTTTTCATTTCTTCCTCTTATGTAATTTAATAAAAAATTCTGCATCAATAACTATTAGTGGTTTATGCCTGTTCTTTTTTATAACAACTAGGGGTTCATACTTTCCACAATTTTCCGATGCTTGTTTGTAGGATGTCCAGACATTGACTCGTTCCTGATTTTTACATTCAACTGAGTAAGGAAAATTCTTCCTTGCAGCTCTTGCCATAATAAGGTCTTCACCAGAAGAACCCATAGGCCGACTTTCAATATCTTCCACATGTATTTTTAACTCTTTTATTAGTTGGTCTCTAGTCCACTTTTGTAGATTACGACCTTTTGCTTTTGCTGATTGTGTTTTCATCCTTCACAGGCTATACATTCTACTTCGTCTAATTTTATTCTAGGTACTTTAATGTTTACATTCTCTACATTTCTTGCAGCATTTGACCTAAAGTAATATAAAGATTTTAATTTGTTCATGCCGTACCAATGAACATCATTTACATACTGCATATAGTCATCATGTATTTCCTGAGCCTCAGTTGTTTTGGGTAAAGTAAAAAATAGATTTACTGATTGTGCCTGACATATATATTGTTGTCTTTGATAGGCATGCTCTACAATCCATATCTGATTTATTTCATTAGCTGTTTTAAATATTTCTTTTTCTTCTTCAGTTAGTATATCTAAATGTTGCACACTACCTTCGTTGGCTGTAATACTTTTCCAAGTTTCTTCTAGTTTTTTTCCTCTAAGTTTTTTTCTTCCGAAGAGTTTTGAGAGGAATTTGTTTTTGACTTGGTAAGAGCCTGATAAAGTTTTGTGGGTATATGCATTAGCACGGTAAGGCTCAATGCTAGGGCTAGTACCACTACAAATAATACCAGAGCTAGCATTAGGAGCAACAGCAAGAAGGTTAGCATTACGAAGCTCCCCACCATGTAAATCAGGACACTCACCACGTAACTCGCAAAGTCTTTTAGAAGCTTTAGTGGCTGAATCTTTAATAAAGCTAAATGCCTTATGGTTAAAACTCGTAGCAAAGATGCTTTCAAACGAAATGTTTTTAGACTGGAGATAAGCATGGAAACCCATTGCTCCCAAACCCAAAGACCTTTCTCTATAAGCAGAGTAAGCAGACTTAACAAAGCCTTCTTTCCCAGGTTTGATATAGTTTTTAAAACGTTTAAAATTTGCAATGTAACCTCCTAAGTGTTTTGTATCTACAGCATTTTCAATGTAGTGTTCAATAATATTATCTAGCATTGTTATCAAGTCTTGAATAAACAATGGTTGTTTAGACCAGGTATCAAAGTGTTCAAGGTTTACACTAGATAAACAACATACTGCTGTTCTTTCTTCGTCTGTAGGTAGTGTAATCTCAGAACATAAATTACTTTGTTTTATACTAAGGCCTAATTCTTTTTGTGCTTCAGGAAGTTTATCATTACATGTATCTATATTAATCATGTAAGGCTCTCCTGTCTCTGCCCTGGCATTTAACATTTGCCACCACAAGTCTCTAGCTTTTACAGTTCTTACTGCTTCTTTTGTCTTAGGGTCTATTAGTCTCCAATCTGCATCTTCTTTTACTGCATTAAGATAATCATTATTTAGGTTGACTCCGTTATGTAAGTTAAGAGACTTTCTATTTATATCTCCACCAGACTCTTTTCTGATATTAATAAACTCTTCTATCTCAGGATGGGATATATCCATGTAAGCTGCATAACTTCCACGTCTTGTAGTGCCTTGGTTAAAGGCAAGCATCTGTGAGTCTACTACATGGATGAAGGGAATACTTCCAGTAGAACGAGAGCCATGAGTAGTAGATATACCGTTACTCCTAACATCCCCCCAATATCCACCAATCCCTCCACCTGAACTTGCGAGCCATATATTCTCATCATAATGAGCAGAAAGACCATCCCTACTGTCAGGTACATAATTAAGAAAACAACTGATAGGAAGCCCACGTGTCGTTCCTCCGTTGCTAAGAATAGGAGTGCTGAACATGAACCAGCGAGAGGAACTATAGTTGTAAAGTCTTTGAGCCAATTCAAAATCCACTTCCCCTTTGTATGTTGCTCCGAAGATGGAGGCTCTTGCGAATGCTTCTTGTGCATGTGTTTCATTATCCCATAAATATCTGTCTTTTAAAGTATCTAAACTAAATTTATCAAACTCTTTTTCTTTATCATAATCTATTGTTATACCTAAATAAGGTTTCTTCCCCACTTTATCTTCCATTGTTCCTCTCTATATATATGGCTATGATTGCATAATGTATTATCTTTAATAGCTCTTTTTCTTTTTCGTCCTTCTTTCCACATCGCATAGCATATTTCATTATATTACCTATACAAAAACCTTCACCGTGGCCAGCATCAATAATCATATCTGTTGCCTGATACTTACCTGCATAGTGTTGTTTGTATGTATCAATAATATATTCTTCTACATCTTCTAATATTTCTAGTTCATCAAACTTACTTTCCATTAAAATTGTATTCCTGTATTTACTCCTAATCCTGAAGGAGCTTCTGGTTGCTTGTCTAATAATAAAGTATATTCTATATCTTCTAAGCTATATCCTTTATTTATTAATCTCTTAACTTTTTTCTGCACCCATTTCAAAGTCCAGGCTGATAAGTATAAAGTATGTCTATTAAAGTAATGAGTTTGTTTTGGTATCATACTCATCATATCTTTCTTTACTTCACTATCAACAACAGGCTTCATAGTGTTACGTTCTTCTTCAGATAGACATTCAAATCTTATCCAATCGTACAATAACTGATAGCTTTTCTTTCGTATAGCTTTAGCTTTTCTTGCATTCATAAAGTAGATGAGTCGTAATTCTTAACTAACTTCCAATAGGTTAATAAACTGTTAAACATTTCTACATGTTTTATATGTGAGTCTTCATCCCAAATGTGACCTAATGCTAAATCTGTTTGCTCTCTATCAACAAATACAGATACACGTTGAGGACTATCAAACCCACAGCCCTGTGCATAAGCTGATAACTGCATACCATGCTCATCATATACTAATCTAGCTGGGTCTTTACCTTCCAGGCCATCTTTAGTTTTAAAATCCACAAAGATGCCTGACTTAGAATATAAGTCTATCTTGCCACCATACCCTAATTCTGAGCAAAAAGAATCCTCAGCAATCCATTCCTCATTTGGAAAGTGCTTGTCTAAGAATTTCTTTACGGCACGGTAAGATTTATTATTTGACTTACCTTCAAATCCTCTTTCGATAAGAGCATGTATTTTAGTACCCTGGGCTGCTGCCGTTTGACCTATGTCTCTTTGAGCAGTCTTACATCTATAAATAAAGTCTTCGTTTGACTCGTCCTCGTTTTGTTGTAATTCAATAGAGGCTTCAAGAGCTTTATTTATTTTCCAGTTTTCTAATGAAGGTTTAGCTACAATATTAAGAACCGTAGTTACAGAAGGTACTAGCCCTTCTTTCTTGGCATCTCTTAATGTTGTGTTTCTTTCTTTACCGTTTGCACCTATGATGGTGTAAGCTGGCGACCCCTCTCTGTCATACCAATGTCCAGCTTCCGATGTGAACTTATTATTATACACCTGACTTTGCGATTTGTCGATAGGCTTTTCAGTTTTAGTCGTCATTTTTTTGTTCCTTGTCTAACTCTTCTTTGAATGCTTTGATAACATCGCTAGAGAAAAGCTTTTGTAAGTTGACTAGATACATCCTACTAGCATTATGGTCGCCCCCTGATACCGTCTTAAATGTATCTAATTGATTTACTATTAACTTTAACATGTTAGTATCAAAAACAATAGTACAAAATTCTTTGTCTCCTACACATAGATTATGAAACCAGTAGTCTGATTCCGTTGCTCGTATACCAGATGGTTTACTCCAGGACTCATACTCAATACAAATGTTTCCTGTTTCCATCCATCTTCCACGTTCAGATTTTACTTCTATCTTTTTGTTCTCTAACATATCCCTAATTTTATCCTCTCGTATCTCTCCGTACTTCAAGTCTAGGTCAAATTTCTTTTGGTCTTTCTTAGTGGGTTTCACTCCAGTTCCCTCCTACCTTATACTCAGCATCTAAAGGACACCTCATATTATAGTAATCAGCAGTTTCTCTTATTGCTTTTATCCCCATCTCACCTACAAAGTCTGCTGTTTTCTCTGTAGTTTCTATCTGCCATTCATCGTGTACGTTAGCTACAATTTTGTAATTGATTGTATTTAAATCTAGTAAATCAACTAACTTTACTAAAGCTCTCTTCATTACTACTGCTCCTCCACATTGTAATAATGTATTTAGAGCAGCATGTTTGTGTCTCAATCTTATCTTCCTTCCGTCCAGGCCTTTTAAGAACCCTTTCCTCGTTGCTGATTCAACTCTGTTCTTAAGATTGTTAAATGATGGGAGACTATTGAGAAAAGACTCTCGCATTCTTTTACCTTCTTTTCTACTTCCTCCAATGATTTTTCCAATCTTTTCGTCTCCTGCTCCGTATATGAGGGCATAGATGAAAGTTTTTGCCTGGTCTCTTGATTCAAGTCCTGCAAGATTTTGGTTAGCTGTGTGAATGTCTCCATGTAATATTTCATTTATATACTCCTTGTCTGCCATATAGTGTGCTAATAATCTAAGCTCTAACTGACTTGCATCTATACCTACAAGTCTATTGCCTTCTTCTACCGTCCAACATTGTCTGCATTCCTTTCCGTATACATTGTGTATGCTTGGAACTTGAGCCATGTTAGGATTGTTATGTGTCATCCTTCCAGTAATCGCACCGTTGCTAATTACATAACCATGAACCCTACCGTCTTCTTCAACGGCATCTATCCAGGACTGTATCTGTGCAATTCGTTTCTGTAAAAGTAAATACTCAGCTATAAGATTAGCTTCGTGTATGTGTTCTATTTTTTTTAACGTGCCTTCATCTACGATAGGCTGTCCAGTAGGTGTAAACCTTTCAGGCTTCCATCCAAAATCTATTAGGTATTCTCCAATTTGTTTCCTACTACCTAAATTAAATTCTACTAATTGTTTTCTTACAAACTTATAATCTTTTGGCATGGGTACATCTGCAAACTTTTCTAATAGATTATTGTACTCATGCTCAGTCAGACCTTGCTTAGAGAGTGTTCCGTCTTTTTTTAAACGTGGTTCAACTTCTTTTACATCAACCCATTTAGGTTTAAATGTTTCGTGTACTTCGTCCTCAACCTCCTTCCGTCTTGCAACTAACTTACTAAGTAAAGACATAGCTTGCACCATGTCAAACTTGAAGCCGTCTTTACGTTGTTGAGATATAATTTTAAAAACAGAATGTTCCAGGTCTACACATTCTTGAGAGAAACCTTTTACGTGTTGTTGTAAATGATGATAAAGCTTTCTGTTTAACTTTACGTCTAGCACACAGTAGTCTAGCATTTCTTTACTGTAGATAGTAAAGTCTTCAGGTGGTGTCCCTTTGTTCTGTCCTAACAAGAAGCCCCAGTTTTGTAGGCTGTGTCCTTTCTCTTTGTTTGGATTTATTAATCTTGATACAACAAGAGTGTCAATAATATTCTTATTATATAAATCAACACCATGTAAGTTTTTTATTACTGGTATATCAAACCCTAGTATGTTATGTCCTATTAGAGTGTCAGCTTTCTCCAGGTATTCGATGCCGTCTTGTATTTGGTCAGGGTCAAATGTTTTGACATTACCTTCTTCATCTATTGTTACAATACACCATATCTTAGTCGCTTTTAAATCATCAGTCTCTATGTCGAAGACTAATTTCATAAGAGCAACTCCTGCTCATCTGGTTCAAGTTCTGATAAATCTTGTTCTGCTAATCTACCTGTCTCAATATCATATATTAGATTTGTAGCTAGTCCTACATCTCCTGTATATCTTGACTTAAGTATTCTAAGCTTTGTTGTCCTGGACACTAACTCGTCATCACTTTGTTGGTTTCTTTCTAAAGCAATAACACAATCAGATAACTGAGCAATACTATTAGAACCTCTCAAGTGAGATAAAGAAACTTCTATACCGTTCTCATGGCCTTTGTTTCCGTCCACTCTTCGTAAATGACTTACCAAAATAATACCTGCTCCTGTCTCTTCAACCATACTTCTAAGCCTGGTCATAATATTGTCAATAGCTCTTCTCTCATCACCTTCTCCGATGGCTGATACCAGCATGTGCAGGTGGTCTACTACTACCCACTTACAATCACATCCTATAATTAGGTATCGAAGTTTTGAAAAAATAGACTCAATATCATTAGTACCAAAATGAGCATGGACAAATACTCTGTCTCCGTTAAAAGTTCTATCATACATATCCTCCAATGTTTTCCTATCAAACTTATCTCTTTCTTGGTCAATGTATATCCTGGCATTTGCTTCGATAGATAGCACTCCGTCAACTGTTCGTCTCCAGTCTTCTTCAAGAGCTATGATGCCTACATTATCTGCTGTCTCATTAATAAGCCAATGCTCTAGTTCTCTGGTTACACTTGATTTACCTAGTCCTGTACCACCTGTCAATGTTAGTAGCTCGCCTTGTCTCAAACCATATAGTTTATTATTAAGTCCTTGCCATGGATAAGGAACACACTCTTTCTTTTCTCTTTGAAAGAATTGTTCTTTCTTTTCAGATACTCTTATGATACCTGATGGAGTAAAGACCTGTGCATCCCACCATGCTCTAACAAAATGCTCAAACTTTTTCTGCTTGAGCATATCGTTAGCATCCTTAAAACCATTTGGTAAAGTCATTATCTTGGCCTTACCTGGTTTAAGAATGGAGGCAACCTCTTTACTTGCTTTGATACCTGGAGCATCTCCATCAAAACATATAACAATATTATCAAAACTTTCTACATATTCTAAGTTCTCTTTAATATCTTTGACTGCTGATGAAGCTCCTCTTTTGATTGATACACAAGCCCACTTAGAACCCATAAGTTCATAAGCAGACATGGCATCTACCTCCCCTTCAGTTATTGTTAAAAACTTTCCACCTTCTTTAAATAGATGTTGGCCAAACAGTCCTGTTCCTTGTATCTGACCTTGACATAAAAACTTTTTATCCCTGGTATATCTTATCTTGTTGGCCGTAAGTTCATGTTTAATATAATAAGGATATATATGCTGTGCTATCTCTCCTTGACTATCGTATACAACCTTGACACCAAACTTTTTGGCTGTCTCAGCACTAATGCTTCTGTCTTTGAGGGATGCAAATGAAGCTCCGTGTACGTTTAACAAGGGAGCTGACTTTGGTTCTGGTGTATAAAATTCATCTGTATTTTGCTCAAACTTTGGGAAGAATTTGTCGCAACTAAAACATTTTGCTGACCCATCTTCATTAACTGATAAAGCATCTGAACTGTTGCATGCTGGACATGGTAAGTGATACTTCGTAAATTTGCTTTGTTCTTTCATTGTGTCTCCAAATAGGTGCTGGGACAAGAGATGGAGAACAAATATACACTACGATATAACTTACCCCAACACCGTGCTACTTTTATGGAGTAGCCAACCATGTTACTTTACTTATCCTCAGTAGAGGCTTCTACTTTAGATTCAGGCGATGCACCACAGATGTCTTCCAGGTTTTTACGGTGGACTACATTTGCTATCTGTAATGCTTCTCTTAGTATTTCAAGTGTAGATACTTTTCTTACTAAGACCTCAGCTTGAACTCTACTATCTTTGTTCTTGATAGCATTTGTATCATGCTCAGTCATTCCGTCTTGTGTTTCAATCTTAACAATCATTAGAACTCCTCGCCACCTTCAACTGAACCTAGCTCATCGCCATCGCCACTTCTATAAGATACCAGGTCAATGACTTGCATAGCCTGGAAGTCTAGCCCTTTGAAGTCGCCATACTTGTTGCTGGTTTCCCATTCTGCATACTGCACTTTGACTTCACTTCCATTCCCTACTACTTCGTCCATAGGAACTTTATCTTTGTCAAAAAGTTTAGGGGCTTGTCTGGTTCTACCATCAGCTCCATTTACTTTTCTTTTGATAGTGATTGCTCTGCCTACTGGCTCTTCGTTGATAGTCAGTTCTTTAACTTTATATCCACGTGCCTGAAAGTCATCAGCCGTCTTATCATCTACAACCAGGTCTACTGTATAGACTGGTTCAAACGTTGTGTTAGGGCTTGTTACTGAAGCCCAATAAGCTTTACCACTTACTACTGCCATATATATTCTCCTAAAAAATAATGTAGTTAGATTTAAACATAACTATAGGTTTAATGCAACTACTAAATCATTAAACCTATCTTCGTCTTCCTTGAAGACAGAAACTTTAAAAGTGTTTTGATGTGCTTTATTTGTCTGCACATACTCCACCATATAACTATTAAGACCATGTTCTGTATTACAAAACTTTCTGTATTGCTCATAGGTCATCTCTTTTGTGATGAATACAGCTTTGTCTTTGCTCATGTAAGTTTTCTTAAAAGACCGTATAAAGTCTTTAAGTTATACCATCTACAATCAAAATACATTGTGCCTGTATCACTATCAACTAGATAACAAGGCTCGTCATAAGTATTTGTGCTTTTGTAAATAACAAACTTACCTATTTGTCCTATCCATAATTTCATAATCTTTCTCCGTTCATTGGCTTCGTGTCTATGGTTACGTCTCTATCTCCATACAAACAATCAGCCATGTCTTTTAGACTGGTGGTAACTATCAAATACTCAGGGTCTGGTAGCTCTCCGTTGTTGTAAAGAGTAACAAAAAGTTCTACTGACATTACTCTTACGTTAGGTTCTTCGCCTTCTTCATACTTAGGGCATAGATATAATTGTTCAACCATCTTAATATCCTTGTGTCATGTGGACGTAGCAGTTATCGTCTACGTTTTTCCAATAATTTTCTGACAATAGACGGCCACATATACATCTATCATCGTCCTCAATAAAGTGAGGGTGAGACTTTCCAGGATAGGCCTGCAACTGGTTTACCTGGCTAACTTCGCTTGCACTTATACGAGGATTATTTTTAATAGTACTTTCCTCAGCCTCTTGAAGTATCTCTTTCCCTCCAGATGATAAGCCTCTTTCAGTAGGGTTCAAACCTACTGGAGTAAGGGTGTTTAAATGACTAACTCGCTTTTTTTCTGTCATACTTATCTTCCTTTAGCTTTGTCCAACTCAATTTCTTGTATTAGACAAATTCAAACTTAAAGCTACTTTTATTATTCACGAAAGAGTAGCAACTCTCGGCAGTAGATTTTTTTATACTAACACTCTGCCTGGCTAGTCATGTAATTGAGTAGTTTTTTTGCTTCTTGTGGGTGATACTCAACACCAATTTTTTTATACATGATTTAAATTATTCTACTACTATCCTGAAAGGTAGTCTACATTCTCTACCTTCAGGCTCTACTATCATAGCACTATCAAGTAAATATCTTTCTAATGCTTCGTACAATCTTCTTCCTGTGTTGCCCTTACTCTCAGTAAAGACCATGTTCTGTATCTCGCCTTCAATAACATCATAATTTAATACAACACTTGTTGTCATTGAGAAGTCTAGTCTACGGATATATCTGTCCAGGTTTACACTTCTGTCTCTTTCTGGACATGAGAAGACTGGGGCTGGTTCTTGTATTGGTGGCTCTCTAGGGGGTAAGTTAGCCACGTCCAGCCCCTTTGTTTCTTCTTCTACTTCCTCCACTTCCTCAACAAGTGTGCCGTTCTCAAACTGTTCTTCTTCAAACATTACATAGTCTTCTTCTTTAAATGTTTCATCTATAGGCTCATCAATATTAGCTGGTGGTAGAAATATATTATCTATCTCCTCAGCTAACAGTTCTTGTTTACCTACAACCTCATTGATACTTTCAACCAGGCCAACGTTGTATTCGTCCATCTGCTCCTTCAATGTATTAATACCATCACGATAAACAGCCATCAACATTAAGACTTTCTCTTGTCTGTTCGTGGCCTCCGTCAATTCTTTTTGTATAGTATTATACTTTGCATCTAGTTCATTTAACCTGTCGATTAAATATTGTCTATCTTGTTCTATCAGATTAAACGATAAGATTAATCCAAAAGACAATCCTGATAATAGCAATACAGCTATCGTAGTCATAACGTAGTTTCTCATTTTCTTCTCCTTCTTTTACGTTTCATTTCATCTATCATCATGCTACTTTCCCATGCAAACCAACCAGCACCAATAAGCAACACAACACCAATGATATTATTTAACACTTCACTTTCCATCGTCAACCTTCTTAACTTGAAAGCCCCAACACCAATGAGTGTTGTCTAAACCAATAATACATTCTCTATTTCTTACGAAGTTCCAATGTAGGCTTGCCACATCGTCTCCGTATTTTGTTCCAGGCTCAACAACAGTAATGGTCTCTACCTTTGCTTTCTTGTAAGGCTCATGTCCCCATGCTCCAGCCCACATTACTACATCTCCTGGATATAAAAAGTTCTTATCATCAAATTTCATTTGCCTTGTCCTCTATATCTTTTGTAGCTACGTTTCTTATGTTTATTCATGGTAGCCATTGCACATTTGATACGTCTGCCTCGTCCACCTACACCCTGTGATGTAGCTTTCCTCACATGGTCTATTGTAATTATTTGTTTAGCTTTTCTCATTCTACTAAGTATCTAAAGTGAGCTGGCATCTTCTCTTTCGCATAGTCGTCTGCCATCTTGTTTAAGTCTGCACCTGACATACTATCTGCTGTCTTATGGACAAACCATTCAATGACAAGCTGTAAGATAGGGTAGTCCTGTCCAGCATCCTCATAGCCCTCAACGTATGACATCACATGCTCAAGCAAATCATCTTTCAAGTCATCTCGCATGCCGTCTAGTCCTGGTATATGTCTAAGGCTTTCTTGCACTAGCTCAAGCCTGTCTTCTAAAAATCTTGTGTGTCCTTCGTGGCTCATCCGTTACCGTCCTGGTCTTCTGTTATGTCTTCATCATCCTCATTATAGAATCTTAATTCTTCTGGCCATTTAAAATCTACGTCAAGGTAATGTCCGTTGTCAACCTCATGTGTCGTGCCGTCTTTCATATCGATATAAAGTGTTCCGTATTTGCACCAATAATGTTCTACATCATCGTAGTTAATATTAAGATGGGATATATCGTGCTGAACTGCCTGGGTATAATTAGCTTCTACTGTTTTTATTTTATTGCTCACTCTGACCCCCAGCTTTTCTTAAGACTGCATAGTCTTTTTTGCTGGCCTTACCATCCAACAATCTGTCTAATGCTTTGAGTTGATTAAGTGAGAATGAATTGATTTTATCTACGTTGACTGTCTGATGAAAGTCTGGAAACGTAACTTCTTTTTTAAATTTATATGCCATATTTATTCTCCGTTTATATAGTCTTTATAGAATATAGAACACTAAACTTTATATTGTCAAGTAGTTTTTATAAAATATTTAAAAATAAATATAAAAAAATATATTTATTCTATTAAGAATTTATGATACTATATAGTCTTAATAAATTATATAGGAGCAAATATATGGAAGCAGATATTTTAATAGCTGGAATTGGAATGGGTATATTATCATTATGCTTTATTGGAATATTGGTAATTGAATCAGGACTTTTTGACTGAGCAGACCCTGGACTGTATAACTTTTACTTCGATACTCCAGGCACAAAAAAGCCCCAATTAAGGGGCTTCAAGTGGTAGTGGTTACTTACTAACTATAATATTCTTTTATCTCCTCCTTAGTTGCCTCACGTTCCCAGGCATACTCTCCTATTTTAAATATCTTTGATACCTGGTCAATGTCCAGGCCGTGGTCTGAAGTCTGCTCCAGGTAATGTATCAGGCCGTCAGGGTCAAGATATTGTCCCTCATCCCAGCCTTTGCTCCATCTCTGATACTCAGGCTCACTTACAAACTTAAAAAGATTATTTTTTATATCTTTTCTTGCTTGAAAAGGGCAGATATTACTAGCTACAATATCGTCCATGTTACCAGTATATTTATCGTAGCTTATAGCAAATGAGAACATCTCCTCAATTAATTCAGCTACGTATTCTGATATTGTGTAATGCATCATATTAAATGAAGCAACATTACCTTCTTTTATATCATGCTCAGTAAGATAATTATGCTCTTCTTCGCAATCAATCCAGTATCTACACTCATATAGTCCGATTGTGATACCGTATACTTTCATAATAATATTCCGTTCTTCAGCAGAATATTTATCTAAATACAAATCGTCATTTTTCATATATCTATTCTCCAATAGTTAATATGCTTTTAGTTTAATATGAAAGTAAAAGAAAAGTCAAGCAAAAAAAAGCCCCAAATTAATGGGGCTATTTATAAGGCTCTTAGCTCTAGTCAGGGAACTTCTGTTCTAGTTGCCAGAGATTCATTACCTTTGCTACGTCATCGTGATTCAGTCCCAGGCTACGTCTCATAAATGTAAACGTTCTAGGGTCATCCTCTGGGACATCTTCTAAGTATTCATAGCATTGGCCACCGTTACTCAGTCTCTCAGTTTCTAACGTAGCCCAGGCTATCTGCTTAGAGCTTGTTATATTCTCATCGTCCAGGTATTCCCTGGCTGTGTTATATCGTATTATTGTCATATATTTTCTCCTTTAGTTAATATATAACTATAATTATTATTTATGGATTCCGTTCTGTCAAGTATATTTGACATAAAAAAAGCCCCAGCATTTGCCAGGGCTTAAAGGGGATTTAATCCGTATCAGTAGCCGTAGCCTGCGTAATGATTATCAGGGTTAAGCTGTTGAAATTTTATCTGGCCTTCTTTTATTCTCTTTTTAGTTTCTGCTGTATCTAAGCCAGTAAAATTATTTCTGTGTCTGCTGGTTGTCCTGGAGTAGTTCCAGTAATCAGCATCAAACACCAGGCCAGCATCTGTGTAGCCTGCAACGATTGTGCCATAGCTCTGGAAAAAAGTTCCTTCAGCCGTAGTAATAACAAACTGATTTGCAACTTTATTGCCGTTGCTATTGGTCAAGCTCTTAACCTTTAGACCCTCAGAGCAAATAGGGTTTTTACTTTCATTTTTCATATATCGTTTCTCCGTTTAGTTAATATATAAGTAAAGTTTAATGTATTTGCTCAACGTCTGCAAATATATTTTTTAAAAACTCTTCAGGGTCAATAGCTCCTGGAGTATTTATAGCCAGGTCAAAAGCTTTTAATATTGTCTTCTGGACATTCTCAGGGCTGTTGTCATTTGCCTGGGTTATGATTGCATCTATTAAGTCTTTATATAAATTTTTATTTTTCATTTTTTATTTCTCCAATAAAATTAGTTTACATATATATAACGATTGACCAGGTAAAATGTTACAAATTATTTAGATAAAAAAAAGCCCCAGCGATTGCCAGGGCTTCAGGGAGCTTGTCAGCTTATGAATAGTGCCACATATCCCACTTATGGACTATGGCCTGCATTTCCTCGTCTGTGGGCTTCTTATCTCCTCCAAAAGCTTTTTCTAAAAGCTCAGAAAATATATCAGCCTTTGCTGAGTGATGAGCTATTTGAAAGCCTCCAGGGGTTTTAATCTTGTCAGCTTTGAAATGTACCCAGCCTTGAAAGTCTCGGCCTCCATCGTCAAATATATGAGACCTAATATTTAGGGCTTCACTATATAAAGCCTCAAGCCCCTCAACAAAAGTCAAAAAGCTTTCTTTCTTTTCAACTTCTCCAGCTCTCATTTGATTTGCTAGATTTACATTATTTATATATCCGTTTTTAGTAGTATTTATATTATTCATGTTTTCTCCTTTTTAATAATATATGGTCAGTATAAAAAATATTTCTTTTACTTGCAAATAAAAAAGCCCCAGCAAATAGCCAGGGCTTCATCTAGTTATAAAGGTTTAACTCTTTCAGAATATCCAGCCTCTGCTAAAGCCTGATTAATTCTCATATCAACTTTCTTCTTCAGGGTCTCTCTATTCTTTCCCCAAATATCGCCAATCGCTTGACCTTCAAGGCTCGCATATTCTTTAAAGATAGGACACATATAAAAAAGAAATCCTTTATATTGGTAAAGCTTTTTAAAATGCCCTGGGTTAATTAATACATCTTCACCAGAAATAGTTCTGATGGGTTCTTTTATACTCTGTTCCTGGAGTTTTATTTTGTTATTCATACCCCTTAAACGAACCAGTAATAAAAATGTTACAAATTATTTAAAAAAATTTTTGCCAACTTAACACCAGCCCCAGCCTCATTATTATTTATATCCTGTTAAGCTCTGCCAGGTTGCCAGTAAATAACTCAGTAACCCTATGAAGCCTGGGGAGTTTTAGAACTTCTCCTGGGGTTTCTCTGGTTCACGTCTCGGGTCTTTATGAGTAGTTATGGCTTGTAAACCTCTTGAGCTTGTCAGGTCTCCTGGTTTCTCCTGGTAGCTCTGCCAAAATCTGCCAAGTCTTGACAAGTATAAGAGGGCTGGGCAGGTGGCCACCCCAGGTGGTGTATATATATGGTAGTGGTCAAATATTTTATGGAACTTTTCGGTGTTAAGTAGGGCTAAAAATCGCCCCCAACCGAGCATGAGGTGCTGTTTGTCCAGGGAGGCTTCATAGACTATATAGACCCCCCACGGACACATCCTCATTATACAGTTGAGATAGTGGTTTGTCAATAGATTTTGGCGAAAAACTTGACAAGTTTGATAGTAGCTTTATAATAATAGACATGAGTGCTTTAACAACCAGAAAGCTTACAGAGAAGCAAGAGAAGTTCTTGCAACATCTAGTAGACACAAAGGGCAACCTAAAGCTCTCAGCCGAACTCGCAGGTTACTCAGGCAATCACTACCAAGTTATAAACAGTCTTAAAGAGGAAATAATTGATTTGGCCTCGAATGTACTTGCAAGGGAAGCACCTTCAGCAGCTTTCAAGCTTGTAGAGATTATGCATAGTGACGAGGCCGTGCCTCAAGCTAATGTAAAACTCCAGGCAGCACAAACTTTATTAGATAGAGTTGGTGTTATAAAGAAAGAAAAACTTGACATTAATCACAATGTCACAGGAGGGATTTTTATTCTTCCACAAAAAGAAACCATAGACTTATCAGCCGATGATGGGGAATATACAGAAGTCGATGGATGATAGAATATATGCTACTGAGTTTTTAGAAGATGACCCTAGAGTTGTTTTAGGGCCATTTATAAAAGCAGGTACATACAAAGAAGCACAAAACTTAGCAGAACACTACGGTCTTATTATCGTGGGTGAAGTTACAGACTTTGTGCCACAAAAAGAGGTAACATTACACTAATGCCAGCAAAGAAAAAAGCCAAGTCAAGAGTCAACGAAGCAGGAAACTACACTAAACCAACCCTACGAAAACGGATTTTTAACCGTATTAAGGCTGGTGGTAAAGGTGGTAAGCCAGGACAATGGTCAGCTCGTAAGGCTCAGATGTTAGCCAAAGCCTACAAGAAAGCAGGTGGAGGTTATAAATGACATTGAAAAAGTCTCAACTATCTCTAAAGAAGTGGGGCAGACAAAAATGGCGAACTTCAGACGGTAAACCAAGCAAAGGTAAGAAAAGATATTTACCTGATGCAGCTTGGAAGGCTCTAAGTGCTGAAGAAAAACGAGCAACTAACAGAGCTAAAGCAGCAGGTAATAGAAAAGGTAAGCAATTTGTTAGACAACCTAAGAAAATTGCTAGAAAAACTAGAGCATACAGGAAATAATGGCTAAGAAAAAAGACCCAAGACTAGCTAGAGCAGGTGTATCAGGCTACAATAAGCCAAAAAGAACACCAGGACATAAAACAAAATCACATGTTGTTGTTGCTAAAGAAGGTAATAAAATAAAAACTATCCGATTTGGACAACAAGGTAAAACTGGTGATAGAACTATGACAAAAAGAGCTAAGTCATTTAAGGCTAGACATGCTAAAAACATTAAGAAAGGTAAAATGTCAGCAGCATATTGGGCTAATAGGGTAAAATGGTAAGATGCCACAGATTGGTAGCGATGACAAACACAATGCCGTCCCATTAAGACGTAGTATTTATAGAAATGCAGCAGGTAAAGGTGCAAAACCTAGGCCTAGAGAAGTTTCTAAACAACAATACGAAGACAACTGGGACAGAATATTTGGTAAAAAGAAGAATCAAACCAAGGAGCAGTCCTGAGTTATGCTTAAGACCTTTTTAGAATATAAAAATCGTTATTTCATCTAGGTAATGTCTTCTAAAAGGGCAGCTTTTTATTATGTCTAGTATTCCTCCTAACTATATCAAGAAAAAATCAGCAACCATTCCATTTGGTTACGAAGTTAGCGAGGTCAAAGGCTATCTCAAGCCTATTCCAGAGCAATTAAAAGCTCTCAACAAATATCTCAAGAGTATTTACAACAAAGCCTACTCATTACGTGAGGCAGCTACACTATTGTCTGAAGAAACTGGCAGAAAGATTAGTCATGTAGCATTAAAGAAACATTTAGAAAAAGATTTATGGGAAATATTCCCAGAAGACTACGAAACCAACAAAGATGGCTCGTTTGTTCTAACTGAGTCAGGTAAACCAAAGAAAAAAACAGGGAGACCCAAGGGAGTTACGTCTCAATACAACTATTCAGCCGAACAAAAAAGAAAAATAAAATTAAGACAGCAAAAAGCTAAGATACAAAAGGAGAAAAAGAAACTTGCCAAACAGGAAAAGAGACTTAAGACGGAAGAAGAAGTTATCTCAAAGGTTACGGAGGACACGTCATCTAAACTGGTCA